CGCCCGAGTAAGGAACCGCGATTCGCCAGTCTGCAATTTCGCCCCCGGCGTTATGCCCGCGATGGCCTTGGCGGTATAGCGTTGGTTGATTTCGGCCTCTTTGTCTTTCGCCGCCTTGTAGATTTCACTTTGGTCCAGTCCATATTTCCTAGCGATCTCCAGCATCGCCTCCTTCTCGTCTTCCACGGCCTTCAATTCGCGCGCCTGATCTTTCAGCACGAAGTTGAAGTACTTATCCTTGACAGCGGCCGACTTAGCAACCTCGTCATCCTCCGATTGCCGCCTCTTCTTCATAAAGGCAATCGTGACCGCCTCCTCGCTCAACCCGTACTTCTTGGCGATCGCCATCATCTCCGCCTTTTGATCTGCGAGCTCCCGAACCTCCCGATCGCCGGCGGTCTGCGTAAAGTCGTAATACTTTTTCCGGGCCTCCTTGCGGTCGGCAAACCATTTGTTCATTTCTTCTATGAGCTTTTTCGACTGGGCACCGGCGCGCTCCTCCATAGCCAGACCCCAGAAATATGCGGCAGTCTGCTCTTGCCTCTGCTGTTCGGCCAATCCCGCTTCTGCATCTGCGAGTGCCGCAACCGCCGCTTTCTGCCGGGCGAGAAGTTCGACTGATGGCCCTGAAGTGCCGCCGCCCGGAATCAGCGCCATAGCTTGTCCGAATAACCCTGGCGTGGCTTCCGCTATCGCCTTCTGGATTTCTGCGAGGGCGACCTTTGCGTTGTCCAGTTCCGTTTGTACATCTTTGATCCGCCTCGCGCTGCTTTCAGCCTCTCCCTGGGCGGCATACCTAGCGCGTTCCATCTCATCGGTTATCGTCGCGGCATAGGCGGTCCTCATTGCTGCGTGCGCGGCGTCCGTAAGTTTGTTTATTCGCACCGTCCTTTCTTCAATCGCTTTCAGATCGGCTTGTAACTGCTTCATGCCCGGCAGATTGTTGAGGGTATTGACCACCTGTTCCAAAACGGTGCCGATCAAGGGGACGACGCGAGCAACATGACCGAGAGTTTCCAAATATGATACCGCTGAGTCGGCCATCCTCCTGACATTGTGAGAAGCCCTTGCCGCCGCCATCTCAGATGCAGCGCCCAATATAGTCATGGCAGAGGCCGCGAGCTCGGCACCCGTACGAATTAGAACTATGGCCCCTACCAGTCGAGTCCAACTATAGACGGAGCCGAAAGTCTCTCCCAAGGTTTTGCCCGTGGCGCGTACTTTCTCGCTCGCCTCATCGCGGGCCTTAATTACGACCGTTAATGACTGTTCGCTACCCCACATTGGCATGTGCTTGCTCCATCATCAAACTCTTGCAGATGGCGTGCTCGTGCCACACGAACCGGATGGCGTCAACGGCGATCTGGGCTTGATCGAGCAGACCGCCTGCCATCGGCAATATCCCTTTCTCAGCCATCTCCGCCGCCTCTATGATCTGTCTCTCGTCCAACCCGATGATCTCGTAGGGGCAACTCTCCAGCTTCACCAACCCTTCCTGACATGCCTCACATCCGTGGCCACCGCATCCGGGACATTCATAAATGAAGGGCTGTCCTATGCTGGGTGGGTCTTTGCACCGCTCGCAATCTCCGGTGCAGATTCGCCCCCAAGCGTGGGCGACGGCGACCCGGAGTCTTTTTTTTCATCTGCTCCGAGCCGGACCTGCCGACGGGCCTTGAAGTAGAGTTCCCACGCCTCGCCCATAGTCAAGACGTCTTCGAGGCGATCCGGCCCGTAGGCGATCTCCTCGCCATCGCGGTCCCGGACATTTGCCCAGCCGATCAGGTTGAGGCGCAGGGCGGCCATGAGCTTGTCAACCGCAACGACCGTGCTGAGGGCGCTCAAAGCTGCCTGATCGTCGCCAAGAGGGGCAATCTCCCGCCACTCGCGCACGGTCAGGTAGCGGAAGATGAATGTGGGCGCGAGCCCCACCTCCCGCACATCGGAATCCAGCACGATCTCGAACGTCTCACGTGGGTCCAGCGCTATCGGCATATCCTGTCATCCTTTCCTCGTTCTCGTAATCGTCAATCGGCCATCCCCGTCCTTATCCCTCCCCCCGATGCGAGGGCGTGCAAGGAAGGGGGAGGGGAGGCGGGGCTATCACGTGAAGACCATCTGCAAGTCGTCGGCGTTCATCTGGAACTCGATCTGATCGGTCTGCAACCCGCTGCGGTCCCCCTCCTGGGGATTGATGAGCTGCACCTTTGTCCCGGTGATCGTCACATCATCCGAGCCAGCATGGCAGACTAGCGCGAAGGTCGCGAGTTCGGTGCTGGCGAGCCAGTCGCCATACACGTCATGCGTAGCCTTGAGACCGGCCTCCGGGTCAATCGTACCTTTCACGAGCCGGTTGCTGATGCACGCGCTCGAATAGCCGGTCGCATCGTTCACATCCTCGCGCAAGTAGACCTCATTGCTGAGGTCAAGAGTGAGTTGGGCCACCTTCGGCGTCCAAGCTCCCAAGGCCAATGTCGCGCTCACGACGCGCAGCGGCGTAAGAACCGAATAAATCGGGTCCAGGATCAGGACGTCATCCGGCGCAGTCCATTTCCCGGTGTACTCATACTCCGCGACAGCGAGCTTCGAGGCCGGGAAGGTGAACTTAGCATTGCCCATAGCGCCAAAGATCTGCTTCCACAGGCCGTTCTCATAGAGAGCCAGCGTGACCGTCTTCTGTGTCGAAGCGGCGATCTCGGGTGGACGCGGATCGAGCAGGTATTTGGTCGTGCTCCACCCAAGGCCGATGCTTGGCAGGAATGTCGCAGCCCACGCGGGTTGTGCGCTACCGCCGTAGAGATGCGTTGAGAACGTAAGTTTGCCCTTCCGGCCGCTCACCACCGATGGAAGCATGCCGAATCCGCCCTGCTTCTGCCGGGCCTCCATCTCGGCCGCCTGCTGGATCTGAGCGTTCCAGACGTTGAATGTGGCATCGGCCGCAGTGAGCGGCGTTTCTGCCGTACCCGGCGTGCCTTCTACCCTGGCCGCCAATACGCGCATTCTCGAAAGTAATGGGCCTGGCAACATCTCGTTATCCTCCTACGTCAGTGAAAACGGATCGTTCTCGTTGTGCCGGAATGTCACTTCCACATTGACCCGGACACCCTCGAATCCCTCGCCAGTCAGGAATGCCTCGGGCGCGCGAATTCGAGCGTCAAGGGCATACCCGCCGAATGTGTAATCCTCGCGGAGTTTCTTTTCTACTTCGGCCCGCAAGGCATTGATGCGGGTGTCTACAGCCATCGCATCGGTATCGCTCGGCCGGATGTAACAGTCGATCGCAAAGGGCTGAATCCACTGCTTGAACCCGTATTCCGGCTCATCCTCGCGGGGATCGTCCTGGTACATCACAAGGGCCTTGTTGACCGGCGTGCTCGGCAGGCCGATGCGCAGGGGACGTTCCACCTGTATGGCATGGCCCGCCACTATCAATTCCTGGAGTTTGGCGAGGACCGCCTGGGCCAGCAGTTCGATGACCGCCGTATGCGTCGCGTAGACCAAGAGGCTGACGGGTAGCGAGGGCAAGGCGGCTGGAGCATTCGAGATCGCAATGAATGTATAGCGCGTGAGGTTCGTGAGGCTGCCCTGGGGGATCGGACCATCGCCGACCCGCGAGTTGCCGACCGTCCACGAGGCGTCGGTCAATTTGCGGTAGTGTAGGGTCACCGTCGCACCACCGCTGGCCGTTATGGCGGCGCTGACGGCTGTCCCGGTTCCGGTATTCGCTATGCTCAGGCCAGGCTCCGCCATTTCATTCCGCCCCTGCTTCTTGCGATGCTTTCAAGGCCGCTTTATCGAGTGTGGCCTGGATGTCATCTTGAATCTGCGCCCTCAGATAATCGCCGCCAGCGCTGATAATCGGCGGCATGAGACCAAATCGAATCAACAGAGCCGACGCGCTTTCGGTCCGCAGTTCATCTATCGGCAACCGCCCCTTGCGCCGCGTATCTGATTGCATGTTGGACCGCCGAATCTTCGGGCGCGGGCTTTGGTGCTTCGGCCGCGCCGCCGTGAAGTTGATGCCGTGTCTTCGGAATATCCCTATGTGCCCGCTTGGCATCCGGGCCACGAAGGCGCGCGGGTAATCCCGAGCACCCGCGAATTGCACCCGGACGCCACTTCGGGTCTGCCGGTACGGAAAAGCGGCCAGAGGCCAGCCGACTCGCCCGGCTTTCGATTCAGAAATGGCAATGTGGCCTCTTGCGGGATTGACCCAGAACCGATTCTTGACCCGCGTTTGCGGCATCGAGAGGGCCTGGGCCAACTGCGCGCGCATAGACGTACGCAGATGCGCGGCAGTCTTGTTGACCGACTTCCGCAGTATCGCCGGCAGACGGTTCGCAAGGCCACCCAGGCGCTCCTCCAGTTCGGCGAGTTCTGTCTGGTCAATGGTGATGTCTATCGGGCCTGGGTTCATCTGCACTCCAGTTGAAGCATTGCCGCATCCTGCTGGATGATCCGCGTGATCGTCATGTCCTCTGCGGTGCCGCCGACGCGCGGCGGTATGTGAATATGATCGGCGCCGCAGTCAAGTTCTGAGGCGCTGATGCCTGTAATGGCGCTGTTGGCCACGTGGACAGTGACGAATGGCCGCAAGCCTGAAGGCGTTTCGGGGATCGTCTCCCGGGCGCCTCGCACAGCGATGAGCGTGATGTTTCGGGTAGCCCCGCTGGCCTTGACGTAGGTGCCCGGTTCGCCGAAGAAGGAAAGGTAGGAGGGCGTGATGATCCCGAAGTCAATCGTCATCGCGCCCTCCCATCATCATCTGTGGCCGTTTACCGATTTACTCGCTCGTAGTCGTAGTCGTCGGACTCGCAGTGCTGGTAGTGGTCGGCCCCAGGGTTGTGGTCGTCGTCGGCCCAACCGTTGTCGTTGTGGGGGCCAACGTGGTGGTTGTAGGTCCCGCGGTCGTAGTTGTCGTCGGAACCGTCGTACTCGTAGTCGGCGGTACCGTGCTCGTAGTAGGCGGCAACGTGGTTGTCGTCGGCGGAACCGTCG